TCCGATCTTGCCGCATTTTACAGCGTAGTCTATGCAACATACTGGACTATCAAGACTTTCTTTCCATCCAATCCAAACTTTCAAACGATGAAATACAACCATTGGGGATTGGAGTTACTAATCTAGCCTACTGGCACGCCAAGCGAGGCATGCAGTATGGAGAACGAGACGCCTTGCATGAAGTCAAGACGTGGATGGAACACCAGGCTTTCTATCTAACCGAAGCCACAGTTGAACTGGCCAAGGAACGCGGTCGTTGTGCGGACAGCGACAAGACATATTACGGCCAAGGTGTGTTTCCTTGGGAACGCAGAGCCAAGGGAGTTAATGAACTCACAGACTTTGCTCCAGAACTTAACTGGGAAGTGCTAAGAGAAAACATGAAACAACACGGTGTACGCAATGCTACACTAATGGCCATTGCTCCTGTAGAAAGTTCTAGTGTTGTAATTAACTCAACCAATGGCATTGAAATGCCCATGAGCCTTATTAGTGTAAAAGAATCCAAAGCAGGAAGTCTTACACAAGTTGTGCCTGAATATCATAGACTTAAGAACCGGTATCAATTGATGTGGGCACAAAAAGACTGTGACGGCTATTTGAAGACTGCCGCGGTTCTCGCCGCTTATGTTGATCAAAGCATCAGTACCAACACATTCTATAACCCTGCACACTTTGCTGACCGCAAAGTATCTACCACACTAATTGCCCGGAACTTGATGCAGGCACATCATTGGGGACTAAAAACATTCTACTACAGCCTGATCAACAAAGCTGGCAGTAAGCAAGTTCAAGAAGCCGCTCCACTTGAACTAATAGATTTTGATATCGAAGAAGATTGCGAGGCTTGTAAATTATGAGTAAAGCACAATACAATTTAAAAATACCCACTGACTATTTGCATCGCAAGATGTTTTTGGATCCTGCTGGTCCCGTTACAGTACAAAGATTTGAAGAAATTAAGTATCAAAAACTTGGCAAGTTTGAGCAAGAACAACGAGGATTCTTTTGGGTGCCTGAAGAAATCTCATTGACCAAAGATGCCAATGACTTCAAAGAAGCCACCGAAACTGTGCGACACATATTCACCAGTAACCTGCTAAGACAAACTGCATTGGACAGTCTACAAGGTCGTGGTCCGGTTCAAGTGTTTAGTCCTGTGTGTAGTTTGCCTGAACTTGAAGCATTGGTGATGGCATGGTCGTTTATGGAGACCAATATTCACTCAAGAAGTTACAGCCACATCATTCGCAACATCTATAATGTGCCCAAAGACATATTCAATACCATACATGACACACAAGAAATTGTGGACATGGCAGCAAGTATAGGCCGGTATTATGATGATCTACACAAGTTTAATTGCAGTGTAGAATTAGGTATGACTGGAAACGAACCTAATCATATCAAAAGCATATGGTTGGCACTCAACGCAAGTTACGCACTAGAAGCATTCCGCTTTATGGTTAGCTTTGCTACAAGTCTTGCCATGGTAGAGAATCGCATCTTTATTGGCAATGGCAACATTATTCAATTGATCCTGCAGGATGAGTTGTTGCACAAAGAGTGGACTGCCTGGCTGATCAATCAAGTCATCAAAGAAGATCCAAGATTTGCTCAAGCCAAAGCAGAATGCGAAGGCGAAGTATATCAAATGTATCTGGATGTTATCCGTGAAGAAAAAGCCTGGGCAGATTACTTGTTCCAGAAAGGTCCTGTAATTGGACTCAATGCCAACATACTCAAAGACTTTGTGGACTACACAGCCGTTGCGGCCCTAAAAGAAATTGGAATCAAGTATCACGAACCTGCTCCGCGTAGCACACCAATACCTTGGTTTACCAAGCACGTGGATACTAGCAAGAAGCAGGCCGCGTTACAGGAAACTGAGTCAACTAATTATGTTATCGGCGTCATGAGTGACAGCATTGACTACAACGAACTACCAGAACTTTAAGGAATCAAATGGCAGAATTTACATCAGATTGGTTTACAAAAAATATTCCAAATTTCCAACACATCAAGAAAAATTTAGAGCAATCATTAGGACCAGTCAACAGCATATTAGAAATCGGCTCACACGAAGGCAGAGCCACTTGTTGGATGTTACAAAACATGTTGACCGACACAGGCACAATACATTGTGTAGATCCTTTTACAAATTATCATATCAATCCATTTACAGGAGAAAAAGGTACTGATGATCGTACATGGGAAAAAAGATTTAGAGCCAACACAGCTCAAGCCAAAAAGCCTAAACAAAAATTAAATGTGCATGTGGCCCTGAGTTTTCCTGTACTGGCACAACTTATTGTGGATCAAAAACAATTTGATTTTATTTACGTTGATGGTAACCATTGTGCCAATGTTGTGATGGCCGATGCTGTAATGGCATGGGGACTGCTTAAACAGGGCGGTATAATGCTGTTTGATGATTATCTTTCTGAGGACGAGCCAAACATACTAGACCGTAGCAAAATTTCTATTGATGCATTTTGTGCATCATTCACTAGAGAAGTTGAATGGTTTGTAACTGGATACCAACTTGGGATAGGCAAGAAAAAATTAAATAAAAAATAACAAGGAAAACAACATGAAAGCAATAGTATGGAGCAAGGACCAGTGTCCTTATTGTGACCAAGCCAAAGCGTTATTAAAATCACGAAACATTGAATTTGAAGAACGCAACGTGAGCCAAGATTGGACACGTGAACAATTATTAGAAGCAGTACCAAATGCTCGCACAGTACCACAAATTTTCCTCGACGAGGAACTAGTGGGCGGATTTACTGAATTAAGAAAGCGACTTACTGAATGAATTTTGACCAAAATCAAGTGTACACTTTTAAACTCAACTCCGGAGAAGAGTTAATTGCCCGTGTTGAACGACTTGGCACTGAGTGGATCACTATCAGCGACCCTGTGAGCGTGGCTCCGGGCCCGCAAGGCATGGGACTTGTGCCCTCAATGTTTACCGCAGATATCAAGCGAGAAATCCAGCTAAATATCAACAGCATATCACTTTATGCCTTTGCAGAAGACGCTGTTAAAATGAAATACATCGAAGCAACCACAGGCATTAAAGTTCCGGACAAGAAACTTATATTGGGATAACATGCCAGCAGTACAGCGAGTGGGTGACGCAAACGGCGCCGGGGGACTAGCTAAAGGCGGTGTTGCCTCTGTACGTGTGAATGGGCAAGCTGTGATTGTAAATGGTGATAGCGTTAGCAATCATGCACCCTGGACACCAACCAGAGTTCATATACCACATGCGGCTGCCACTGTTGGCGGTGGATCGGGCTCGGTACGTGCAGGTGGAACACCCATAGTATATACTGGTTGTGCAGACAGTTGCGGACATGCTCGTGCAGGCGGTAGCGACAATGTTAGGGTGTCCCCATAATGCCCAGTGTATCAACCCCTTTACAACTGACAGCACAAACCGCCTTGGTACAAAATCAAGGACTAAAACCTTTCCCGGCCGCACTGGCCACAGCAATTCAAACATTCAATGCTACTACTGTGATTAGTAATTTTATCGCGGCTGTAAACTTTTACAAAGCACAATCATATGCCACCCAATCAACGCTGACCAAATTATTGAGTATTGGTAGTACTGTGTGTCCTGCATTGGGAAACAGCATACCCGAGGCCCCAATTGGAACCTATCCGTATTTGGATAGTGAATATCTTGTGAATTATCTTGGTGCAGTTGACGGCTCAACTATTGACCCGTCAGGATTTTCTAATTTAATACAACAAACCTGCGAGGCCTATTTAGGTGGAGACGATGCCAGCCGATTCAGTCAAGGGTTTACTGCGGTACAAAGTTATATTGCCAGTACCAACAACTATATCAACAGTGCAGTAAATGCCAATCAGTATCTTGGTCCTACATTTACCAACATGGATGATCTCGTCACTGCTAGTATTGCTAGTATGAGCACAGACTTTCCAAACTTTGGTGTTGATTTGGCCAAGCAAGGCAACTTGTGGAATATGGCCAAATTGGATTTGTACGGAACCCCGGCGGGATTGTTGCAACAGATATCCTCTTTGGCCGGGCTACGTGGACAAACTGTGCCAGACTTGCAATCTGCCTTGATCAGTGTGGGATTGACTGATGTTGATATTTCCAACCTTGTTAATGATAACCGAGCAGGTTTGAATCGAACCACAGGATTGAGTCAAAACGATTTTGATCGTTTGCAGTTGTTGGCATACGATGCATTGACTCTTGTGAGTGGAGATGCTTTGCAACAAATACTTGACATACTAGGAGTCACAACACCTGACATTGACAGTCTTGATGATTTATTAAATCCAGTCAAAACATTCCCATTAAGTTATCCATCTTTGCAGACTCCTAGTCCTGCTGGGCCTGTGCCTATTTTCAATTCCGCAGGTAGTGTAAACTCCAGCATCACTCCTATAGTGAATTCATACTTGCCCACAGCATCAGGATGTGATGAACTTGGTAAAATTATTCCACCTGCACAAGCAACTGCCAACAAAGCAATTCAAGTGTCCTTTCAACAAATTAACGGCATACCAAATACCACATTACCAAATTTAGCTAATGTAGTAGTGGGCAATGTTGACAATCCATGGACGGTGACACAGCCATATCTGGCCAATGCAGTAGTGTCTAATGGTGTTCTAGTGCCTGCCTACTATCGAGCCACTCAAGATGTTCCTGCGGGCACAGATATTAACAACACCACATACTGGACACCAACTACCTTGAGCGGCCTCAGTACCATGGCAGGCCTGCCGTTGATTCAAGCACAGACCACAGCAGTAGATTCAAGTGTGACTGACTATGTGGCTGCCACGGTTGCTACTGGCACCGGACCCGATGGCACAATCACCACATATGATGTGTTGGCATTGGCACTGGATGCTGATGACTTTGCCGCACAACTTGATACTGCCACGGCCGCAATCAATGCGTTACAAGCCGCAGGAAGCCTTGCTGTACTGAATGCCGCTTATACCAACATATTGGTTGCGGCAAATAATGCGGCAGTACTTGTGTTAATTGGAAACGCCAATGCGGCCATTGCCTTACTCAGTGCCAGTCCTTATGTGACTACATTAAACACCGCTTGGGTATACATGTCCAACTTAATGAATTTGAGTGCCAAGTACACTACACAAGCTGGTATAGATTATTTTAATCTACAAGCCAACAATACACTCAGCGTTTATTCCTTTGTGCAAAATTTACCTTACTATGGTTTACTCACTGCCAATGGAGACGCCGCAGAGTTCTTGATCAACCTAGCTGATACCACAACCTTGGGTGGGCAGGCTATTGTAGGCACAATGCGTGAAGGACAAAATACTGCGGTGCTTAATCCGGCTAGGCTATACAATGCAAATCAAATACCCAGCAACCCAGAAATTGCCCCAATTCCAGTAGTTGTGCCGGTAAATTAGTAAAAACCAGGGGAATTTTGCCTTGTTGAGGCAAAGCACAATAAATATTACTCTATATTAGTTGACATTGCCCCGGGGAAATGTTACACTAGAGAACTTCACAATCAAGGAGACACAATGAAGAAATTTTTAATCGCTTTGGCCGCAGTGGCCGCATTTGGTGCCGCACAAGCCCAAGTGAGTATCTATGGTTTGGTCAATGCTACTGTTGACAATACCAAAACTGGCACAGCCGCCGCAGTCAACAGCCTGGTCAATGACTTGAGCCGTATTGGCTTTGCAGTCAAAGAAGACTTGGGTTCTGGTTTGGGTGTTCGTGCTGTTATTGAAACATCAATCAAGAGCCAAGATCCCACAACTGCCAACACAACACAGTTTGGTGATCGTCAAGCCACAGTTGGTTTGACAAACAAAGTAGGCAGTATCGACCTTGGTCGTAATGTTCACAGCCAATTCTTAGCAATTACCAACAACGACGTGTTTGGCACATTGTATGGTTCAGTTGCTGGCGACGTACACAACCTCCGTGGTTTGCGCATGAGCAATGGCGTGTTCGCAAGTGTATCACCCATAGCTGGTGTGAACGCAAGTGTTGACCGTACATATACTGCAACAGGCAACGAAGCCATTTCTTATGGTGCAAGTGCTAGTGTTGGTGGTATCAACTTCACAGCCGCTCGCTACAGTGACGGTGGTGTTGAGACATCAAACGTGGTTGGTGCAAGCACCACACTCGGTAACACAACTATTGCCTACACAGGCAGTGACAACAAGAGTGCTACTGTTGGCGAAACCAAAAAAGGTAGCTTGATTGGTGTTGCACAAAAGTTTGGTGTTATCACAGCCAAGGCCAGTTATGGTCGTACAAACACAAGCCTTGACGCATACAATGTTGGTGCAGAATATGCACTCAGCAAGCGTACTGCTGTGTTGGTATCATATCGTAGTGTTAATGCAACTGGCACAGCCAGCGACATTAAACAAGCAGGCGTTGGCTTGACACATGCTTTCTAAAAAGTAATACTTTTTTGTTACCCTGAAAAGGTAATACTTTAGTACTAAAAACCCTGCTCCAAGCAGGGTTTTTTTATGACTTGACCAAATATTCCCAAAATGCTATAATTAGGGCATAAACAGTAAACAGGAGCCCAGAATGAGTTATTACATTATTGCAAAAGGTACAGGACTTATTGTAACAGACGGTCCCAACAAGAGCCGTGCATACAAAACTTTTGGTGCCGCACAGGCCACCCGCACTCGCTTGCAGAACAAAGCAGGTTGGGATGTGTCTGAGCTCAACATTGTTGCAACCAAGAACTACAAACCCCGTACCAAAATTGTAAACAGTTTGATGACCGGCAACCCTGTAGAAATTGACGTGAACACCCCACGTGCCTGTGACCCCAGCACTGAACTCTACTGGACAATGTAATACTTGAGTACTACATTTTGAATGGTTGACCATTAATTGCCAAAATGCTATAATATGGACATAAACAGTAAAAAGGAGCCCGAAATGAGTGTTACATTTAAATCTTGGGAAGACTTAACCGCGTTAGAACAAGCCCAGGAAACTTACTGGGACATGTACAAAGACGCCTATGGTGTTCGCCCACGTGGTGTTGATACCAGTGGTTGGTCGTTAGAATACTTTGAAGCCGAATTTAAAATGCTTGGCGAAGAGATCGAGCGTGAGAACGCACAACAACAAGTGGCTCAAGAAAAATCCGCACACGAATTAGAATTGCGTATCCAGAATCTCATGATGACGGGTGCAAAAGATCGCGACATGGCCATCAGTTGGATCATGCAAGCGGAAGGTGCAGACGGTGACTTTGATTACCTCTGCTTTTTGGTAGGTGTTCCCTACGGTTATTTTAAGAAGGCGGCTTGATATGCAAAAAATCAATTCAATTCAAGAGATCAATCACAGTATCATGTTTGGTACATGGACCAATGCTGAACTCACCAGCATGATGGATGCAATTAAATGGAACCGTGCTCAACTTGCACAGACTACCAAACGTCAACTCCAAGTAGGCGATGCAGTCAAGTTCACCAGCAATCGCGATGGACGCACATACACAGGCAAAGTTGAAAGAATCAAAATCAAATATGTGCTGGTTAACACACCCCTGGGCCGTTACAATGTGCCAGCCAACATGTTAGAGGCCGCTTAATGGGCCTGGACATGTATGCATACACTGCCTCCAAAGCAGAGGCAGATTGGGACAGCCATCGCGAAATTGCGTATTGGCGTAAACATCCCAACCTGCATGGCTGGATGAAACAGTTATGGGAATCACGTGGCAACTCAGGCATGTTCAATGGCAACGAAATTGAACTTACTTGGAATGATTTGGATTTGCTAGAAGCGGTAGTCAAGCAGAAAGCATTGCCAAACACACAAGGATTCTTTTTTGGCGAAGATAGTGCTGAGTACTATTATGACAAAGATTTGGAATTCATCAAGAATGCCCGAGCAGACTTGTTCTTGGGTTTAAAAGTGTTTTACAATAGCTCATGGTAAATTTTACAGTAAAATTTCGAGGTGTGCCTGCATTACAATGTAGTCTCCATGATACCAAATTGGCTCAACGCTACGTTGATTTGATCAAGCATCAAACGGATACTCCTATTTTTCGAGATCCACCTCGTTATACACTGAGTTATTTTAAAGAATTGGCAGTTGAAGCACAGCAAGAGTTGGGGTGGGATTGGATCAAGGATAGTTATCCTTTAGAGGTTACTACCCAACTGCACAAAGATATTGAACAGTACCTGGCACAAGGATTTGAAAATATTCCTCAAGAACATGATCACTTGTTGCACGAACTACATTATTGTTTACATGCAATTGAAAGCGGTAGCCGTAGAAACAATTGGCTCCAAGTTGAATGGTTTAACGATGATGGATTTGTGATTGATGCTGATGAGTATCCGTCCAAAATAAATCTTGAGTTTGGAGATTTGCGACTGCAAAATCCTTATGTAGGGCATCATCCGTTGTATGTATATGAACAAAACGATAATTCCAACATACTAAAAACTTGCAAGTTTCATGATTTTATCAAACCCGGAATCAATATTGTTTTAGATTATAAAAACAAACCATTTGACATGGATGCATATTTGCAATGGTTTGAAACACATGCCCCAAATTTTGTAGCCCAACACGGAGTCAAAAAATTAAAACAATTCACAGGACATCCTGTAGTTGGATCCGTAACAAATAAATCAGATCTAGAATTGCTTGTGCAACAACCAATTGTGGAATTTGAATATATTTCTTTCCCTAACTAACATTAAATATATGAATGAAACAGACTTCTCAAACGAACGGTTTGACGGCATAATGGCGGCAGGATGGATCCGTGATCTAGAAAGTTCAGACAGTCGCATACACAAAGAGAAAACGATTGAAAAAGCATTAATGGCGGCCAAGTTGGGCAGTGCCGATGCACAATGTTTTTTGTTTAATTGCTACCAAGCCTACAATCCTTTCCATATGTTTAACATTCGGCAAGTTCCTGAAACCACAGGACTAACTGATCGGCACAACCCTTGGGTCAAATTTTGGGCATTGTTGGAAGCATTACGCACAAGATCCGTCACTGGCAATCGTGCTAGAGAATCCATTGAACAAATGAGCCAAGAATTTGATAGTGACGAGTGGAACAACTTGTCCCGACGTGTGCTGATCAAAGACTTGCGATGTGGCATATCAGAAAAAACACTTAACAAAGTGCTAGGTAAAACTGAATATCGGATTCCTATATTCTCTTGCCAACTTGCACAAGACTCTACAGACCAGCCCAAGAAATTAAAAGGAATCAAACGTCTAGAAGTCAAACTGGATGGTGTGCGGGTGTTGGCAGTAATAGATCATGGCAATGTTACATTGTACA